CGAAAGAACTCCGACAGCTGCAGCGGTGTCGCCGAGCGAGATGTCGAGCGCGGAAGCCACAGGCCCAACGTATGACATTGCGGTGCCGAGCTGGTTCACGTCTGTGTTGGCACGGCTTGAGGCTGCAGCCAGAACGTCAGCGACCGAGGCCGCTTCCGTCGCCGCAATTCCGAAGCCGGACATGATGTTGGATGAGATGTCTGCAGCCGTTGCGAGGTCCATGCTCGCCGCAGTGGCAAGGTTCAGAACATCTGGGATCGCTGCGACCGCTTCTGCTGCGCTGAAACCAGCCATTCCGAGAAACCGCAGGCCATCAGCCGCCTGAGAGGCGGAGAACTCGGTCGTTGCTCCGAGGTCCATCGCCGTAGAACGAAGGAGCTTGAGTTGGTCGTCGGTAGCGCGCGTGATGGCGGCAACCTGTGCCATGGCATGCTCGAAGCCCGCTATCTCACGCACAATAGCGCCGCCCGCAAAGGCCGCGCCAAGTGTTGCTGCCATCCCAAGAGCAGCTCTGCCGACAGTTCCGAAAGCGCGCGTCATGATCGCCGTCGAGCGGCTCACGCGTCTTTCATTGCGGTCGGCAGAGTCACCAAGACGATTAAGATCGTTGGAACCGGTCCGCACTCCACGACTGTCAGTGTTCAGGAGCAGAGTTGCGAAGTCAATCATTTACGCGATCCTTTTGTGCGCACCATGATGATCGGTGCATCTTCCCAAGGTGGTTTCCCGAGCGGGTTGCCGCCAAGATTGACGCCTTGAATATACTCAAGACTCATGTCGCGGAGGGTTTTGGCCTCCCAACCAGCCAGACCCCAGTTGAGGTCCGAGAAGGCTTTTAGCTCGGACCAAAGGAGTTGGACCATGCCTGCTGTCTGGCCTTCGCTCATCCCGCCGCCTACGTGGGAGACAACGCCAATCTCCAAGAACACTTGAAAGAGGTATTCTTCATCCTCAAGCGGTGGAAGATCCGGCGGTGCTCCGGCGTAGAAGAGGTAGGCATCCCATCGACTTTCTGTCGCGTCCTTGGGATAGGCATGAAGGTATCCGAGGTGCCGAGCGGCGAGCTTTAGTCGCTCGACTCCTCTGAGAAAAAATTGCGACGGTCTCGCGCGAACTCAATCACTTGAAGGCCGACCCATTCGCGCTTCTCATAGAAAAAGCGGATGTTCTTTGGGGTGCAATCAAGCTCTTTGCCGTCCCAGCCGATGCCTTGCCACTTCGAGGTGATCTTGAGCAAAAGCTCAAGACCGTCTTTCTCGAGCTTCTTGGCATTGCCATTCTGCATGGAGACTGCCGCCGCGCGAGCGATGGACTTTGCCTCAGGACTGTCGAGGCCTTTGACCCAGATGGTGACGGGTTTACCGTTTTCATCGTGCAGGTCTTCAAGAGTTACTGGGTGTTTGACGATCATTTCTGCGCCGTCTTCGGCCCAGCTCTCGAGGTCAATGTTAGAAAAGTCCATCGCTGTTTCCTCCGCGTGGTTTTGGTGTGGTTGAGGGTTTATGCCTCAACGCCGGTTTGTGCGCTGTTGATGCGCAGGGTGAACTCGCAACCCTCATAAGAGGTTGCCGACTTCTCGATCTTGCGGTAGCTGACCACCCGCCCGAAGCTGTATTCCACATTCCCGTCTGGGTCCGTGATCTGGAACGAGTAGTTCGCCCGCATGCCGTTTGCTGCGCGAACAGCATCCTGCCCTGTGTCGGCAAAGTCTTCGGTGTGGATAGTGATCGCGACCTCACCACCGTCCGACGCGCCGGTGAAGTGCAGCTGCCGACCAGTCTTCAGATCTGGTGGCGGGGTGATGTCGGCGTGGGTGTCTCCCGTAGCGCCGATCGTTGCGACATTGCCAACCTCGACAAAGGTCAAGGCTTCATAGCCTGCCTGATCTACGGTTGTTGGTTCGCCCGTTGCGATTGCAAAAGTGCTTCCGATGCTCTCAGCCATTTCAGTCTCCTTTTAGAATTTGGCCCTGTAGTAAATGCTGATAGGCGTTCGCCATGCAGCATCGTCCGTGTATCCGGCTTCGGCTACGGGATTGCGCAAGATGTCGCAATGTCCCGTCGCGAGAGGAATGCGAAGCCCAGCCGGAAAGACTGCTTTCACCTCATCGCAAATCTCATTCGCCTTGCGAGTGCTTGACCCCTTTTCGACCATCACCGATATTTGGAAGATGCCCTGATTGTATTCTGGGTCAGCGCCGTTTGTTCCTAGGCGGGTTGTTGAGCCGCGAAGGAGCTGGACGACGAGATATGGAAAGGCGTTGGCGTCAAAGAACTGGTTTGGCCAGCCGATCGGATATCCAAGCGCCGCGTCGCTGAGTTCCTTCTTCAAGGCAATCTCAAGGTCTGTGTTGCTCATGTGAATCTCGCCTTGGCTCTGTTGGACGTCTCGGTCACGATCGATTGCCAGTCCATGACCGCCTTGCGAACGAAGCCGTTGCCCTCTTGGTTGTAGGTTCGACCAAGGCTGTCTTGCCCGACAAAGCCGAACTCCATCCTAGGCGCGTATTCAGCGGTCCAGCCTCCGGTGATGCGATCTCCCAGCTGCGAACCGGCGATTGCAGCAATGTAGGCGTCCGGTCCAGTCAGCGAGGTGGTGCCATTCAATCCCGCAACGAAGGTGTTGCGAAGGTTGCCAGTGTCCACCGGAAGGTTGCCGCCCTGAGCCTTTGGCGTCTGAGCGCGAGAGAACACCTCTTGCGAGCTCGCCTTGAAAACCATTTCCATTCGGTTCTCGGTCTGGCGGACCCATTCGCTTACCTGAGCAGAGAATGTCTGCGGACTAGCCATCTATCATGCCCAAGTAATCGATCTTGTATTCCACCCAGCATCGACACTGGATCGTCTCTTGCGGCGGAGCGCCCAGAGAGCTGTCTCCAGGAAACAGCAGGCGGAAACCTGTTGGTGTGGTGAACGGCATGCTGCTTTCCAGCTGCTGGCCATTCATCATTGAGTGCGTGTCTCGCGTCCGAGCGTCGCCGGTTGCTCGCCAGACCTTCTTGATCTTGTCCCGCTGGATGCCGCCTCGCTCGACCAGCTGCTCTAGACCCTCGCGCCGCCCAGCATTTAGGGCCGTCAGCGTCTCAGTCCTTGCCACGACATCCCCTCGGTGCTTGAGCATCCGGTTTGAGTAGCTAGTGACCATGCTTTCCAGCTGCTTTGCTGGGATTGGCCTGCCAGTGTCGATTGCCCGTCGAACAGCGCCATCATAGCGCCGGTCGCGAAGCTCGCGCGTCAGGTATTGTCTGAGGTCTGCCTCACTTCCAGACGCCAGTTGGTTGCGCGCATTAGAGACGAACCCAGATTGTTGGCTGGTCAGACCGATCGTTCCGCCCTCGCGCTTTCCGGTGGCTTTGTTTATGCGCCCAACGATCTCCAGAGCCGTTTGGCGAGGACCACGACCAGCCGCAATGCCAGCAGAGACCGTTCTGCGTATCGCCTCGCGCTGGTCATTCAGGATCTCTGTCACGAAGTTCGAAGAGCGTTGAGAGGCCCAAGTCTCTGCGCGCGGATTGCGCCCGTCGAAGCGGATCACCAACGCCGCAGATGCCGGAAGGCCGGTCATGATCGCTCGACCGGCTCCGGTGTAAGCAGCACGCAAGGCGTCTCCAATCTCGTCCATGAACGCCGGATCAAAGTTCAGAGTCTCGAGAACCAGATCGATCCGACCCCGCTCAAGCGCATCAATAAGGTTTGCCAACACGACAGAGTCTTTTATGTCCTGAAAGGCGTTCAAGAATGCATCCCTGACCAGAGGGCTGTTCTTTTCCAGCTGCGCTTCGAGGAACAGCGGGATCTTGCTCATCTCACTAGGTCCACTTCCCACAGAACCGTGATGCCAGCCGGTGCCAGCGTCCGGATCTCCTTGATCTCGGATGCCAGCTCGCCGCCGATCTGGATCAGGTCATCGCGCTCAACCACGAACTCAGTGTCGATCACCTCGGTCGAGATGTAGACTGTGCGCGAGCGAACAGCCTCAAGGGTCTCATTGCTTGGACGATCCATCTGCATCCGCGACAGATCTACAAGGCGGATCTGGATGCTCGTTGGTGTCCCAGCCGTTGGGTCGTAGTCTGGACCAGTAGTTGACGCCTTCTTGATGAGCTTCGCCTCTTGTCCGAAGTCGTTGATCAGGCTGATCGCTGTTTGTGCCGCAGCGCCGTAATCGAACAGGCTCATACTGTCAATGCCGCCGGATAGGCAATGTCTGGCTCAAGAAGACCCTTCAGGGTGTCGATCGCCGCAGTGATCTCCGGACGGTAGCTTGCAAGTTGGTCGCTCAGGCTTGCGGAGCTTGGAGCGCCGAAGTAGGATCGACTCAGCGGACCGACCTTCTCGCTCTGAACAGCATTGCCGAGGGTGATGCTTGGAGTGAGAATTCCAGGCGATTGGAACTCGACCCGAGCCAAAATGTGCTGTGCGTTCTTAACCTCGACAGGTATCTCATTGACTCCTATCGCATTGTCTTCTCCGTCTGTGGCGTCTGTGCGAGGCCAAGCAAGGGATTGTGCGCGCCCGAAAGTCCGCTCACCCTTCCACTTGTATTTTCCGCTGAAACCGGCGATGGAGCTGGCATTCGCAAGGTATGTCGACAACCAAGCTGCGGAACGCCGCAGAGCAGCATCCTTGACCGCGTCGTTGCCCGTAAGCTGATGTCCATAGAAGTCTTCCGACCACTGCTGGCACTCAGCAAGGGTAACAAAGCTGTCCGCACCAGCGACGCCGGTGCCATCTTCAATGATCAAGGTGCTTGCCATGGTTTTGCCTTACTTCTTGTCTGAAGCAGTCTTGGCCTCGGCCTTTGCAGGCGCTTTGGCTGGTGCAGACTTTTCAATGGCCTCGATCATCCCAGAAGAGACCCAGCCCTTCTCGACGACCGTCTTAGGGTCGACCTCAGCCACGTTGTAGGCTTCAAGGGTTTTGCCGTCGGCGAACGTCAAGTCGCCCTTGGTGTTGTTCTTGTACTTCATTTTCATTCTCCTGTGAAATGCCGAGACGACGGGGAGGATCGCCGTCTCGGCAAATCTTCCTTAGATGCCGTCGCCGTAGCGAACAGCCTT